CGCGGCGGGTGCTGCAAGGGCCAGAGTTGGAAGAGACGCCGAAAAGGCCGTTTGCCGGGCGCGGGCGGTTGGCGCGCAAAGGCCGGTCACGCCTACTCCAGCCCGAAAAGCCGCGAGAAGGCCGAGGCCGCATGGACCGTCGCGCTGCGTCTGCAGCAGTTTGGCTATGCCGAGATTTCCAGCGAAATGACGATCCCGATCGAGTTTGCCACCCACATCGTTCAGTCGTGGAATCGGGACGGGCGCATCCGGGTGATCACCCCGCATGCCGGTTCTGGCCGCATGCTGTTCGAGGTGGTTCCGGCGCACGAGTTGCGGATCGTTGCCGCACAGGGTGATGCCCATGACCAGATGTGGACGGCGATGCGGAAGCTGGGCGCATTCAGCCCCGTTGATGTCGCCGCCCATTGTGCAACCGAGGTGTCGATCGAGGATGCGCGGGCCTATTCCCGCGAGATGACGCGCGAGTTCATCGACGCCTGTGCGATGTGGGCGCGGGCCTTTGACGTGGCGGCGGGCGAGGTTGAAGAGACACTGTTTGACCAGGACGATGCCGACAAGGCGATCAACGCCTTCAGGATCAAGTTTGCCTCCGGCTTCGAGATCATGGCGCTGTCCTCGGCTCCGCGCGGCCTGCGCGGCAAGCAGGGTGTCATCATCATCGACGAGGCGGCATTCGTCGACAGCCTGGCCGAGCTGCTGAAGGCGGCGCTGGCCTTCCTGATGTGGGGGGGGCAGGTCGTGGTCTGTTCGACTCATGACGGGGTCGACAACGAGTTCAATTCGAAGATTCAGGACATTCTGGCCGAGCGGTCGAAGTATCGCCATATCCGCATCGACTTCGACCAGGCGCTGCAGGAGGGGCTTTACCAGCGCATCTGTCTGGTGACCGGCAAGGAATGGACCGCCGCCGCCGAAGCGGCTTGGCGTCAGGACATCATCGACTTCTACGGCGACGGCGCAGACGAGGAACTGTTCTGCGTGCCGTCGATGTCGTCAGGCTCGTGGCTGACGGCCCCGCTGATCGAAGCACGCATGACGGTTGACACGCCGGTGCTGCGGCTTGAATTGCCGCCCGATTATCTGTTCCGGCATCGGCTGGAACAGGCGTCCTTGATGGCCCCGTTTCTGGCGGACCTGAAGGCACAGCTGGCGGCTGTCGACCTGAAGCTGCAGTTTGCCTTCGGGTCGGACTTTGCCCGCAACGTCGACCTGACAACCGGGTCTTTGATGGCCATTGAACAGCGCCTTAAACGCCGCGAGGTGCTGGCCTATGAACTGCGGAATGTGCCGGGCGACGAACAGAAGCTGATTGCCAAGACCGTGCTGGAGGCCGTGCGCGCCCGCCTTGTCGGTGCCGCCTTCGACGCGACCGGCATGGGCTGGACGGTTGCCGAAGACATGGGCCGTCTCTTTGGGCTGCGCGAAGATCCCGAGGGCGCTGGTCTGGTCATGGCTGTGAAGTTCTCGGAGGAGTGGTATCGCATCCAGATGCCGCCGCTGAAGGCCGCGTTCGAAGACGATGCGATTGCGCTGATCAAGGACGCGGACCACCTGAGTGACCTGCGCGCCGTCAAGCTGGTGCGCGGCATCGCGCGTGTGCCTGTGCTGCGTGAAGGCCAGACTGGCAAGAAGCGGCACGGCGACCATGCCATCGCGGTGGCGCTGGCGCATTACGCCAGCCGGTTGCGCTGGTCCGAATACAGCTACCAAGCGGCAAGCCCCGCTGCCAACGCCGCGCCTGACAGCGGCATGTATCCCGATGACGAGCAGCGCGACCCCTATCGCGCGCCGCTTGGTTCCGGCCTTAGAGGTGCCATCTGATGAAATCCCCCGTTCTTCTTGACCATCGTGGCCAGCCGATCCGTCGCGCCGATCTGACGACTGAAGTCGCCGCCGCGACTGTCGGCGGCGTTCGCAGCCCGATCTCGGGCTATCCGGCGGACGGTCTGAACCCGTCGCGCCTTGCATCGATCCTGCGCGAGGCCGACGCCGGTGATGCGATCCGCTATCTGGAGCTGGCCGAGACGATCGAGGAGCGCGACCCGCATTATCTGGGCGTCCTCGGCACCCGTCGTCGTGCTGTCAGCCAGATCGAGGTGACGGTCGAAGCCGGATCGGAAGACCCCGAGGATGAGGCCATCGCGCAGATGGTGCGCGACTGGATTGCCCGCGACGAGCTGACGGAAGAAATCTTCGACATCCTCGACTGCATCGGGAAGGGCTACAGCTTCACCGAGGTAACCTACGAGGTCTCCGAGGGCCAGTATCGCCCGCGCCTTGATTGGCGCGATCCGCGCTGGTTCCGGTTCAGCCGTCACGATCTGGCGACGCCGATGATGATCGATGATGCGGGGCAGGATGTGCCGCTGATCCCCGGCAAGTTCATCTTTGCCCAGATCAAGGCGAAGTCTGGTTTGACCGTGCGGTCCGGTCTGGCCCGGCTTGCGGCATGGGGCTGGATGTTCAAGGCCTATACGCAAAAGGATTGGGCGATCTTCAGCCAGACCTATGGTCAGCCGGTGCGCGTCGGGCGCTTTGGCCCCGGTGCATCGGAGGCCGACAAAGCCACCTTGTTCCGGGCGGTGTCAAACATCGCGGGTGACTGTGCTGCCATCATCTCCGAGTCGATGAACATCGAATTCATCGAAAGCGGCAATGTCGGGGCGGCACACCAGCTCTACAAAGAGCGTGCCGACTGGATCGATCAGCAGATCTCGAAAGCGGTGCTGGGCCAGACCGCGACCACCGATGCCCTCGTGGGGGGGCTGGGGTCGGGCAAGGAGCATGGCGACGTCCGCAAGGACATCGAAACCGCCGATGCCCGCGCCTTGGCTGCGATCCTGAACCGCGATCTGGTCCGGGTCTGGGTGCAGTTGGAATATGGCCCGCGCAAGGTCTATCCGCGCCTGCGGATCGAGCGCAAAGATCAGGAAGACCTGAAGGCGCTGGCGGAGGCCGTCGGCCCGATGATCGACCGTGGCCTTGAGGTCGATCAGGCGACGATCCTGAGCCGTTTTGGCCTGCCCGAAGCCAAGGCCGGGGCCAAATTGCTGCGCCCCTCCAGCGGTGCTGCCCCAGCAAGCCCCCCTCTGCCCGCCGTTTCGGAAATTAAACGCAATCCAGACGTTTTTAAACGGGTCAAGCCGGTTTCAGGGCCGGAGACGCATCTGCAGGCCGAAGGCCCCGTGGCGGGCAAAAAACAGGGGGGTTCTGTCGAGGACGCCCTGACCGAGCGGATGATGGTTGAGGCGGCTGCGCCGATGGAGGCGATGATCGCGCAGATCGAGGCGATGGTGGGGGCGGCAAGCAGTCTGGAAGAGCTGCAACAGATGCTGCTGACGGGCTTTCCCGATCTCGATGCCAGTGACCTGACGGCGGTTCTGGCGCTGGGTCTGGTGGCCGCGAATGCCGGTGGTCGGGTTACGGTCGAGGAGGAAAGCCGTGGGTGAAATGGATCGTGCCTTCGCCAAGGTCGCTGCGCTCAGTTCCGGCGATCTGGATGCGATTGCGTCCTGCCTCGAGCAATCTCTTGTAGCTGGGCATTCCTTGTCAGAATTTCGGCAACGACTTTCTCACCTAGTCGCGTCGAAGAGCATCCGTCTAAAAAGCTCGGCGGAAAGTTCACGGGGTTGCCCGTGATGTGCGCGACTTCCAGGGTGACCAGCCAAGCTTTGACCAATTCCCTGACCGCCAAACGATCCGATGCGGGCCAAGCCAAAACCGACTCCGCCTTCAATGTGCCGTGTTGGCTGATCCGTGTAATCGCCGCTGCAAAATCAGGTTGGTCGGCAGTCGGGGCCTCGCCGAAGCCAATCGCCTGGGCGAACCCGAAAAGGACTTTGCTTACATCTTCATTCATGGCGAGACCCTAGATGGCTATTTCCGATTCGCCTATCTCCGCCAGTTTCGGGAAGCCGTTCAGTTTCCAGGTGGCGGCATTCCGGCTGCGGCTGGCGGAGCTGAAGGCCACGACCGGCTGGGACAAGGAAGTCTGGCAGGCCGAACATGACCGCGCCTTCATGGTGGCCGGTGCGATCCGTGCCGATATTCTGGCCGACCTTGCTGCTGCGGTCGACAAGGCGATCTCGCAAGGCACCACGCTGGAAACCTTCCGCAAGGACTTCCGCAAGATCGTGGCTGAGAAGGGGTGGCAAATCTCGCACGCCGGTCAGGGGACCAAGGGTGGCGAGGCGTGGCGCACAAAGGTGATCTACAAGACCAACCTGTCGACCAGTTACGCGGCAGGCCGCTTCGCGCAGCTGACGCAGGCGGGCTATCCGTTTCTGGTCTATCGCCATGGTGCGGCGGTCGAACCGCGTATCCAGCATCTGGCATGGGACGGGCTTGTGCTTCCCGCCGACCATCCGTTCTGGAAAACGCATTGCCCGCCGAACGGTTGGGGCTGCACCTGCTACATCACCGGCGCGCGGTCGAAAGAGTCGGCGCGGCGAGTGGGCGGCAAACCGGAGAAGGCCTTGCCCGAGGGCTGGCAAGCCCCCGACCCCAAGACCGGCGCGCCGGTCGGCATCGATCGGGGCTGGGGCTATGCGCCGGGGGCGAGTGCGGCAGCGGATATAGGATGGCTTGCGGCAAAGCCATTGAACTGGGATTTCAACTTGGCGGTTGCCTATATGAAGTCGGTTCCTGCGGCCAATCGTGACCTCTTGTCGACGTCCTACCGGGATCTGCCGAGCTTCAAGGCGATGATGCGGACCTATGTGGAGCGGGTCGCATCGGGGCCACCGGCTGCGACTGGATTGCCGGAACTAAAGACGCTTGGTCTCGCCAGCGAGGAGTTGCGAGGTCAAATCTTTCGGTTGGTTGGCAAGGACGATGCGCCCGATCTTTACGACTTTATTGTCGACCAAAGCGCAATTCGGCATGTTCTCGTGCGGCACAGCAATGCCAAGGTCGAGCTATCGCGCGGTCAGCGACCTATCATTGCGGATGATTTTGCCCGGCTGGGCGAGTTGCTGAACAAGCCCGATCTGCTCAAGAGCGGCGACCCTATGGTGGGCCATCCGCAAGTGGTCGTGATCGAAAAGCAGTTTGGCGACGAACGTTTGATTACGGTGTTTGAAGTCCGTGGTGGGCGTCGCAGAATTGCGCTGGTCTCTATGTGGGTGGAGAGTAAAGCTGGTGCGCCCTCAACCATTACGCCCTAGGCGTACATACAGCCAATCTGCAGCGGTCAATGTCTCGCACCAGCAAGGAGAATATAGGCGTGTTTACCGTTGAACTCAAGGCTGAGGCCGTGACCGCTGCGCTGACCCGCGCTTCGCAGCTGCTGGGGGACATGACGCCGCTCTTCACCGATATCGGCGAAATCCTTGTCGACTCGACCAAGCAGCGGTTTCCGAAGGGTGTGGCCCCAGATGGCTCGACGTGGAAGGCAAAATCCCAGACCACGCTGAACGCTTATGGCGCGCGCAAATCCAACCGGGTTGATGTGCGCCCGCTGTTCGGGCCTTCGGGCATCCTGTCGGCGCAGATATTCTCGGAGCCTGCGGCGGACCAGGTCGAGATCGGATCGAACCGGGTTTATGCGGCGATGATGCAGTTCGGCGGCACCAAGGCGGCGTTCCCGCATCTGTGGGGCAATATCCCCGCCCGCCCGTTTCTGGGCGTCAGTGCCGAGGACGAGGTGAATATCACCGGCCAGATCGCGGACTATCTGTCGGGCGCGCTGCAGCCTTGACAAGGGGGGCAGCGGCCAAGCAGGCTTGCGCCATGCCCGATCCCTTGCGTCTCCGCACATCGTTGCGGATGTTTTGACCGGGTCAATCCCGCGACATTCGGGGCATGAAAAGCCCCGTTCAAACCCCCTTTAAAGATCTGGCTGTCGCGCTTGCCGCGTCGATGAGCCTGCCTGACGGCGATGCTGCCCCGGAATGGGTGCATCTGCTGCCGGTGACGTCAGGTGCGATCGAGACCTTTGACGGTCGCGGCCCGTATCAGATTGCGGATGCAGAGGCGGTTATCGCTGCGTCGATGGAATACGAACGCGGCATCCCGATCGACGAAAACCATGCCACCGATCTGGCAGCGCCGAAGGGGCAGGAAGCCCCGGCGCGCGGCTGGATCAAGGAAATGCAGGCCAGGGCGGATGGCATCTGGGGCCGGGTCGAATGGACCCGCGCCGGGGCCGAACTGGTGGCGGACAAGGCCTATCGCGGCCTGTCGCCGGTGATGATCCTGCATGCCGACAGGAAGACCGTGCGGCTGATCCCGCGCGCCTCGCTCGTAAACTCCCCCAACCTGCGCGGCTTGACCGCGCTTCATCAGGAGCAATCCATGGACCTGACAAAGCTGGCCGAGGCACTCGGCCTGCCTGCAACCGCCACGCTGGACGAGATCATCGCCGCCGTCGGCAAACTGAAAGAGGGCGGCAAGCCCGAGGCTGCGGTCGAACTGGAATCGGCCATGGTCGAAATCGGTGCGGCCCTTGGCGTGTCCGGCGCGGATCGCACCGCCATCGTCGCTGCGGCCAAGGCCAAGACCGCCGCCCAGCCCGCCGAAATCACCGCGCTGCAGTCGGAGATCGCCACGATGGCGAGCCAGCTGAACACGCTGACCGAAGGCGGCAAGCGCAGCAAAGCCGAGGCCTTTGTCGACAGCGCGATCACCCAAGGCCGTGTTGGCGTCAAGCCGATGCGCGACCGCTACATCACCATGCACATGGCCGATGCTGCCAATGCCGAGGCGCTGATCACCGGCCTGCCGGTTCTGGGCGCGGGCGCGCAGCAGCTCTCGACCACCCCCACCCAACCCGGCGCTACCCTGACCACGCTGAACGCCGAACAGGCGCTTGCGGCTGACCTGCTGGGCATCGCCGCCACCGATTATCTTGCGACGCTCAACGCCGAGCGCGCCAAAACGGAGATCCGCGCATGACCGCTCTGGCAGCTGACCGTAATACCCCCGAGGCCGCAGGCACTGAGCGCGTCGGCGTTCTGGGGGCCAACCAAGCCATCTTCGCCGGTGCGATCCTGATGCGGAATGTGTCGGGCCACCTGATCGAGGGGGCTACAGCCACCGGCTCTTTCGGTGTGGGCCGGGCTGAAGAACGTGTGTCCAGCACCACCGCTGGCGTCACCACCCAGCGCTACAGCCCCGGCACCTTCCGCTATGCCAACTCGGCTGCGGGCGATCTGATCGCCACCGCTGACATCGGGGCCGTTTGTTACATCGTCGATGACCAGACGGTGGCCAAGACCAACGGCACCAGCACCCGCTCACCCGCAGGCATCATCGACAACGTGGACGCCCTGGGCGTCTGGGTTCGCTTCGATGAAGCGCTTGTCCGCGCCGCCCTCTCGTAAGGAATTCCCTCCATGCTCGTGAACGCAGCAAACCTCGACTCTCTTCGCGTCGGATTCAGCACAGCCTATACCGCCGGGCTGGCCCAAGGCGCGTCCTTGCACAAGCGGATCACCACCGTCGTGCCCGCGTCGACCAAGGAACAGAAATACGGCTGGCTCGGCAAAGTGCCGAACGTCCGCGAATGGATCGGCCCGCGTCAGATCCAGAACCTCACGCAGTCGGACTATTCGATCAAGGAAAAGGCGCTCGAACTGACGCTGGCGGTCGACAAGGATGACATCGAGACGGACAATCTCGGCATTTACAAGCCCCTGTTCACCGAGATGGGGTCATCGACCGGCGCGCAATGGGACATGATGGCCTTTGCCCAGCTTGCCTCGGGCTTTGCGACCAACTGCTATGACGGCCAGTTTTTCTTCGACACCGATCACCCTGTTCTGGATGCAAATGGCGTCTCGCAGTCTGTCGCCAATACCGATGGCGGTGCGGGGACGGCGTGGTTCCTGCTGGACGTCTCGCGGGCGATCAAGCCGATCATCCTGCAAAAGCGCAAGGACTTCACCTTTACCTCGCTCGACAAGAACACCGATCAAAACGTGTTCATGAACAAGGAGTTCATCTACGGCGCGGATGCGCGGGCGAACACCGGCTTTGGCTTCTGGCAGATGGCCTGGGGGTCGAAGCAAACCCTGAACGCGGCGAACTATGCCATCGCGCGCGCCGGTCTGGGCGGCATGAAGGGCGATGGCGGCCGTCCGCTGGGCCTGTCTGGCAATTTGCTGGTGGTGCCGCCTGCGCTGGAAAGCGCCGGTCGCAAG